TTAGCTGGCTTTAATTTCTCCATGGGGAACGACAACCCAATCTATATGATTTTGCGTGTAGATCTTGGTTGACTTCGCATCGCTGTGCGCCATTCGTCCTTGTGGATCGATACCCTGCTGATCGAATAGATGCGCTGCTAGTGCTCGAATTTCGTGAAAGGTTGGTCTTTCATCCATTGGTAGATTGTCGCATAAACCTAGTTTGTCCCGTGTAGCTGAAAACGACCTACTCAAATAGTCCGGTGCAACTTGAGTAGGATGTGAAACCTCTTTGCTGCGTTTAACTTGGCGTTCTGGGATCCTGTGAACGACAAACGGACTGGCCACATTATCTCGGCTATCGTCAATTATCCGTTTCAACTCTTCACCAATTGGTATTGCAACGTGTGACGCCTCTTTTTGTTGCACTTTTTGCCTGTGGATGTAAAGCGTCCCATATATGCCATTTTGTGGTTGTTCGAACCAGACACATCCACATATACCGTCTTTAGGTTCGCGAATTGAGTAACGGATTCGCGATACTTCGAGTCGTGCATGTGTAGTCTGCAATGCTAGGTCCATTGCTGTTCTTAACCATGGTGCAGCGGCCTGCCTGATAGCTATAAAATGCTCGAGTGACAGGCGCCGTCTTTTCTTCTCATCAGTCCTACGCATTTTTTTTCTGATGGCCGGGTTATCCAGCATTAGTGATTCATCGACCGCATAAGAGAACAACTTTTTAAGAAAGCTGACCTTTCTGTTCTGCACATTTGCGGATGCGCTGGCATGATATTTGTTGATGTAGGTATTAACGTGTTCAAGTTCGATATCGCATGCCGGAACATTTACGAAAAACGCTTTTACGCGTAGAGCGTCATTTTTCCAGTCATCTAAGGTGCTCTGGGAAGGACGTTCGTCTTCGATAATTCGGGCCATTATGTGATCAACATGTTCAGCAAATGGTTTTGCTTCTCCGATAACACCGCCAGATTCTCTAATAAGATTATCTACTGATGGAGATAATTCTGGTCGCATCCTCAGGTTGTACTCTCTGGCGATTGCAATGGCTATTGCCCTATCCTTACCTATATTTTTCTTCTTTCCGGTAATAAGTGTGAATTTATAAACACCTCGATCTTTATCAAAAATCAGATAATCAGGAAGATGTCTGTATTCTTTTTTACGTGGCCTTGCCGCCATGGTCACCCCTCATTTATTAACTTGCGAACAGCTTGACTAACCATTGAGTCGACTCCCCATTTTTCTGTTTCGCAGACAAAAACAGAACCGTCCACGATACGCCCCATGAGCAGACCGTTCTCGACCCAGCGTTTTATCGTTCGGTTGTCAGGAATTGAGCCATTAGAGAATTCACGGCGTCCCCATTGGCTCGCTTTCATTAGTTTTGCCATGGCTGTTTCTCCACTTAACCCGCTGCACACGGGCAGTAATATCAAATTTCAGTCCTGATAATTAATTTTGTTCTATGGTTGCTACCTGTTTAATTGGCCTGATGCTGTCCAGGAGCAGTCGGCGGCGCGTATTTTCTGCAAAGTGGCGGCGTCCGGTTTCTTTGTGGTAAAACTCGTTTTTTCCGACGACCCACATCCGCTTTGTCTGGTGCAGTTTTTTTACCTGCGGACCGTTTCGGGTAATAACAATTCCTGTATGAGTTTTTATCACGCTCATTTCTTATTCTCCGGTGCTTTCGGCATTACTGCCCAGTGAGTGATATTGACGTTTTCAAGGTCCCCGACCTGAAATGTCCACTGCCATTCTCCGGTTTCTTTTTGCCCCCATGTGTACCAGAGAGAACGCCAGCCAATCAGCCAGCCTTCTCCGTTAGCATCAAATAACAGAACACTTTCATTTGCTGGTGGCAGTTCAGCTGACACTGGTATTACTTTGTTTTCCAGTGCTGCACATTTAGCTTCAAGCGCATCTAATTTACGCACCAGGTATTCAGCATCCGTTTCATTCACTTTCAGGTCTCGTGGTACACATCTCCCGCGAAGAAACCCTTCCATTTCGAAAACATTCATGCGCATTTGCGTAACTCCGATAACTCGTGAAAGCGTTCCATAAACATCCCGTAGGCATGGCCCGGTGGCATTGGAATCACGTTGAACATCTCTGTTGCCGGGATGCCTTCCAGTACCGGCCAGAAAGAGCCATCATCAAGCCCGAGATCGCGGCGTTCGGTTGCCAGCATAATGAGATCGGCATATTTCACTGGCGTGCTCATAACAGGAGGTAACCCGTATTTCTCACGGATTACGGCGTCTATTTTTTCTTCCATCCGTTTATAGTCAGGAAGAAGGCGTTTCAGTGGCGCGGGGATGTCCTGGCAATATGCTTCTGTTGCATCATGCATTAACGCTTCAAAAGCAAATTCCTGCGGCACCAGCTGGCTGCAAAGCACCGCATGTTGGGCGACACTGTAGAAGTGTGAAAGATGACCGGCAAAGCGACAGATATTTGAAAGGGAAACCGCGATATCGTTAATCACGATGTCGTCTTTATTTATCCTGTCATAATAAAAATGCTTCCCGGAAAAAGTTTTAATAAATGACATTTTGTTCTCCGCGTATATGTGCTGCACCACGCTGAATTCTGGTAAAAGGAAGCCCTCACCATCCGGCGATTATTGAGTCAATTACGTTTCCATAAATGCCCCCGCAGGGGCATTTGCAGTAATGAAATCAGGCGGTGAAAGTACCAATAAAGGTTTCTACTTTGCTGTCTTTGAATTTCTCAACAAGCAGATCACGAAATTCGTTAGCCATTTCTTCCTGCACCGCCTCCAGCTGAATAATGCGCAGAACCAGTACAGGACGATCGCCAGTGATAATGCTGAGGCGTAATTTAAATGGACGTTCTTTCAGACCTTCAAACGGAACGCATTTAAATTCAAATGCCACAGGCATAATATCTTTGGTTTTCGCTTCGACAGACTCCATCAGGGAGCGTTTGCCGCTGAAGTCATTATCTTCAAAATCAGCGGTCTGGTTTGCTTCAATCGTGATTTTACGGACAGCCGCAGCCGCTTTTGTTGCCTGAATAGCGTCACCATTAGCATCAAAACCCACAAGGTAGTCGGCCCAGTCTTCAATCCATTCTGCCAGTGACTTCTGGGAATGACGCTCGCCATTAACAGACAACAGAGCAGAGAACGGTGCTGTCTTTTTCAGTTTGAGAGTGGCGGTGTTATCTGCGTGACCTGGTTCATCAATAGTACCCAGGTTAAGCACACTGACGGCTCGCATATTATCGGCATCGATAAAGCAGCGGGTGCCTTCATCTGCAAGATCTTTAGAATAACGGGTAAAGTCATCGATGCTGGCAGTGGAAAGCGCACCACGGAAACGGAAGCGATTTAAATTAAATTTTTCCAGATCATGAATGCGGAAATTCTCAGGCAATGCCACAGCATCGGCACCAATCTTACTGATAATTTCATTAACACCCTGAGCAGAAATAAGAGCATGGATTTGATTAATTGCGGTTGCGTCTAAGTTCTGAGACATAATAAGTCCTCACTATATAAAGATATTCAGTGATGAGATAAATAATCAGTTAATTAAGAACGATATTAATGACCTGCTGCGCGAAGTTTTCCGTCAGGTTCACCGGCAAGAGTCAGTAATTGTCCCTGGTCTTCCTGCAGAATAGTCAGGCGACCACCGCGATTGACATACATCGGCGTTTCGGTGGTGTCTTCTTCAGAAATTTTCCCGCGGTTAGTCGGGCGAACATATGAGAGTTTGTGTTTGATTTTCACACGGTTCTCATCAAACGGTTCGATTTCCAGGTTGAGCGAGACCTTACCTTTGGTTTTCGTGTTCATCACACCGGAAGCGACTTCACTGAGAACAGCGCCGATTTTGGTTTCAAATACGCCGCCGTCCAGCTCCCCGATAAATGCCTGCACATCAGTACTGCGTTCGCTAGCCATTTTGCTGCTCCTCATCATATCGACCCTGCAAGGTCGGTTGGTTTCTCCACAAAACAGAGAAGAACACCTGCGGTGACTGCCGCCCGGATGGATTGGGTTATGAGCCCGTCGTCCGATGATGCTCTTCTCTGTTTTGTAAAAAGAGCGGTACCAGCCGGAAGCAAGGGTACAAACTGGTACCGCCAAAGCAGTGGCTGTTGTGGTGGGGTTGTCACTCAGGCGTATGGTCAACCTGACAATCCGGTGTCCTCAACGGGGAAAGAGTAACCCCGCCATACTTACCGCCGCGCCATTTCGCGGATTACCACAACGCTGAGAGCACTTAGCCAGTTACGGCACCACACTTTGTCGCGGCTCCATAAATGCCCTCATCGTTGCACCCTGGTCTCTTCCCAGGCGTCAAACCGAATCGCCACGCTGGTTAGGCGTCTTATCAGCATCATCATTGACTTGCACATTCCGGCTACCTGGTTTGTTTGCCCGAGCAAGGAGTGGATTGTCCCCTTTAACGTCCCCAGACCGCTAACGACGCATGTGCCATACGCCGTGTTACAACCAAATTTTGTTAGTACCTTGTTTGTTTGTCTGGAAAGAAAGATAAAATGAAGTTGCGCATCATGCAAGTGTTTTTGTTGCGAGATATGCAATTTAAAGAGTAATGAAAAGCCACCTTTGGGTGGCTAATTGATGAGGAGGTAAGGGTTAATTGTGTCGCTTAAGGGTTTGTGACTGGCTGATTAAGACCTTTCCAAAGACCATAAACCGGTGTTCATTTTCGCTGGTAATTCCCCATTCACGGTAAATCTGGTTATCAGAAATCACCAGTAGTTTGTCAGGTATCATTTGCAGTCGTTTGACATAAATTTTATCATCAAAACCAAATACATAGATACCATCTCCATCAAACTGATTGATACTGACATCAACGAAGATGAGATCTCCTGGCTCAATGGTTGGACACATACTGTCCCCACGAACGTTGATAACTTTAATGTGATTGGCTGGCCGTCCGCCAAACATCGATACAGCATTATCAGTTCTGTATTCAATGGCATGAATCACATCAATGACATCACCGCCCTGGATAAGGCCATTTCCCGCACTGGCACTGACATCCAGCATTTCAATACGGAATACATCCTTCACCTGCGCAACATCCTCACTAATACTGTTTTTACATACAGTATTACTTTTGAAGTCTGAGGTAAAGAGATCAGCAATATCAACACCTAAGCTCTTGGCAATATTACTCAGGGCTTGTTCAGTGAATTGTTTCTGCTTACCTGTTTCCAGGCGTGAGATATTCGCCGCATCCACTCCTATTGCTTCAGCGAGATCGGCGATTTTCATGTTCTTCGCCTGGCGAAGTTGTCTGACTCGGTTTCCTATGTTCATGCGTTTATTACATTTCTTTATTGCGCGTTAAGCAAATCAACTTGCGCAAAATATTTGCGTGAAATAATATGCTCATCACGCAATATGTGGAGGTCATATGCAATCACCATTACGGAATGTGCGTAAGGCGCACGGATTTACTTTGCAGCATGTTGCTGCTGGCGTTCAGGTCAATCCAGCGACGCTGAGTCGTATTGAAAGACTGGAACAAATTCCATCTATCGATCTTGCAGAACGTCTGGCCAATTTTTTTAAGGGTGAAATCAGCGAAATGCAGATTCTTTATCCGGCACGTTTTCAATCTAGCCAAAACCAGAATGGGTTTAAACCACAGGAACAGGAGGTAAGCCGTGGGTAATCATCACTGGAAAGTGGAAAAACAGCCTGAGTGGTACGTGAAAGCTGTCAGAAAAACTATCGCGGCGTTGCCGGGGGGTTACGCTGAAGCTGCTGAGTGGCTGGATGTAACAGAGAACGCATTATTTAACCGCCTTCGTGCCGATGGCGATCAGATTTTCCCGCTGGGATGGGCAATGATTTTACAACGTGCTGGTGGCACTCACTTCATTGCTGACGCTGTGGCGCAGTCTGCAAATGGCGTCTTTGTGTCTCTTCCTGACGTCGAGGATGTGGACAATGCCGATATTAACCAGCGTTTACTGGAAGTCATTGAACAGATCGGCAGTTATTCAAAACAGATTCGTTCGGCAATCGAAGACGGTGTAGTGGAACCGCATGAGAAGACAGCAATTAACGACGAGCTGTACCTCTCAATTTCGAAGCTGCAGGAGCATGCAGCACTTGTCTACAAAATTTTTTGCGTTTCAGAAAGTAATGACGCCCGCGAGTGTGCAGCTCCGGGCGTCGTGGCGTCGATTGCTTCTGGTTGTGGAGAAACTAACGCATGAACAGTTTAACAACACACTACCGTCGCTCGCAACTGATTGCGCTTCCTGTACCGGGTGGAAAAGCGAAGGTGGAGTATTGCTATGCAGTAAATGTACCAGGTGACAGGGAAATTGTAACCCACAGCTTTGCTGAGTGGGCTGTGGGGGATTTCAACCGGCAGAAGGAGACAGTCCTTTGCGACAAGTTAACCGCTGGTTCAAAGATCACTACGGAGTGCCCGTCAGAGTCATTCGTTGGGAGCCGGAAACACAACGGGTTATCTACATCCGTGAAGGCTATGAGCATGAGTGCTTCAGCCCGCTCGAACAGTTTCGTCGTAAATTCAGGGAAATAGAGGTCGGTCATGAGCACTAAATTAACCGGCTATGTATGGGATGGTTGCGCTGCGTCAGGCATGAAATTATCCAGCGTGGCAATTATGGCCCGCCTGGCTGATTTCAGTAATGACGAAGGTGTGTGCTGGCCATCAATTGAAACTATTGCCCGTCAGATTGGCGCGGGGATGAGTACCGTCAGAACGGCTATCGCACGGCTGGAAGTAGAAGGCTGGTTAACGCGTAAGGCGCGTCGCCAGGGTAACCGCAATGCGTCGAATGTTTATCAGCTTAACGTTGCGAAGCTTCAGGCAGCGGCATTTTCTCAACTGTCAGATTCTGACCCATCAAAATCTGACGCATCAAAATCTGACCCGTCAAAATTTGATGCGTCGAAATCTGGCAAAAAAGCGGGTTTTCACCCGTCAGAATCTGGCGGGGATCCGTCAGTAAAATCAAAACATGATCCGTCAGATAAAAAACCTTCTCGTCCGGACGCTTCGCAACCGGACACGCAGACGGCTGAACAGGATTTTTTAACTCGCCATCCTGATGCGGTTGTATTCAGCCCTAAAAAGCGCCAGTGGGGAACGCAGGATGATTTGACCTGCGCACAGTGGCTCTGGAAAAAAATCATTGCCCTGTACGAGCAGGCCGCCGAGTGTGACGGCGAGGTGGTTCGTCCCAAAGAACCGAACTGGACAGCATGGGCAAACGAAATTCGCCTGATGTGTGTGCAGGATGGTCGTACTCACAAACAAATCTGCGAGATGTACAGCCGCGTCAGCCGCGATCCGTTCTGGTGCCGTAACGTGCTCAGCCCGTCGAAGTTGCGGGAAAAATGGGATGAGCTTTCCCTGCGCTTATCGCCGTCCGTCAGCACGCACACAGAAAAACGTGAAGACCCGTACTTCAAAGCCAGTTACGACAACGTGGACTACAGCCAGATCCCGGCAGGATTCAGGGGGTGATCATGAGTCTTTTGAATGAAGTTCAGAAATTCATTGAAGCTCATCCGGGGTGTACTTCCGGAGACATTGCGGATGCTTTTGCAGGTTACTCACGGCAGCGCGTTCTGCAGTCAGCAAGCAAGTTACGTCAGAGTGGGCGTGTGGCTCACCGTTGTGAAGGAGATACACGCAGACATTTCCCACGCCTGACTGAGAGAGCGCAGGAGCCGGAACCACAACCAGTTCGTGAAACCAGACCTGTGCGCAATTTCTATGTCGGCACTAACGATCCCCGGGTGATTTTGTGCCTGACCCGCCAGGCGGAAGAACTTGAGTCCAGGGGCTTATACCGTCGTGCTGCAACGGTGTGGATGGCGGCATTCCGTGAAAGCCACTCCCAGCCAGAACGAAACAATTTTCTGGCGCGTCGTGAGCGGTGCTTACGGAAAAGCAGCAAGCGCGCTGCATCGGGTGAAGAGTGGTATCTGTCAGGGAATTACGTGGGGGCTTAATGACGACGTTAACTCAATGCCAGCAGCAGGTGCTGGATATGCTGATTTCTTATCAGAAAGAACGTGGTTTCCCGCCAACCAATCAGGAGGTGGCAGCCATGCTGGGATACCGTTCGGTGAATGCAGCGGTGGAGCATCTTCGCGCACTGGAGAAAAAAGGCGTCATCACGATAAAGCGTGGCGTGGCCCGGGGTATCACGCTTCATACCACAGTGAAGGACGACGACAGCGAGGCAGCCGGGATTATCCGCGCACTGCTTGCCGGTGAGGAAAACGCCAGACTGCGTGCAGCCCACTGGTTACATGAGAGGGGCCTGAAAGTATGAAGCTGATCCTGCCTTTCCCGCCCAGCGTGAACACGTACTGGCGACACCCCAACAAAGGGGCGTTTGCTGGTAAGAGTCTGATAAGCGCAGCGGGGCGCAAATTCCAGAGCGCGGCATGCGCAGCAATAGTTGAGCAGTTACGTCGTCTGCCGAAACCAACGTCGGCACCTGCTTCAGTGGAGATCGTGTTGTTTCCTCCGGATAACCGGATCCGCGATCTGGACAACTATAACAAGGCGCTGTTTGACGCCCTGACCCACGCGGGTGTGTGGGAAGACGACAGACAGGTGAAAAGAATGCTGGTGGAGTGGGGACCGGTTATCCCGAAAGGGAAGGTCGAGATCACTATCAGTAAGTATGAGAAACCGGCGGGTGCAGCCGCCTGATTAAGAGGAGAAACGAAGTATGAATAATCTGATGGTTATTGATGGTATTGAAGTTCGTCGTGATGCTTATGGGCGTTACAGCCTGAACGATCTGCACAGGGCTGCTGGTTCTCTGGATAAGCATAAGCCTGCATTCTGGCTCCGCAATGAGCAAACTGAGCGTTTAATAAGCGAGTTGCAGATTTGCAACTCGGTTAATATAGAGCCAGTTAACGTTATTCGTGGCGGAAATAACCAGGGGACGTATGTCTGCAAAGAACTGGTGTATGCCTATGCAATGTGGATCAGCCCGTCATTCCATCTGAAGGTGATCCGTACTTTCGATATGGTAACCAGCACACCGGAAAAATTATCCGGGCAGGCTGCTGACAAGATGCAGGCTGGCGTGATCCTGCTGGACTTTATGCGCCGGGAATTAAACCTGTCTAACTCATCAGTGCTTGGAGCCTGTCAGAAGCTTCAGGAGGCTGTTGGCTTACCGAATCTGGCACCGCGCTATGCCATTGATGCTCCTGCTGACGCGCCTGATGGCTCAAGTCGCCCCACGCTGTCGCTGAGTGCACTGCTGAAACAGTATGGTATCCGCCTGACGGCTAATCAGGCATATCACCAGATGGTGAAGCTGGGGATCGTTGAACAACGCGAACGATACAGCCGTACCGCGATTAACAACATCAAAAAATTCTGGTCGCTGACGGCGAAAGGCTGCATGTTCGGCAAGAACATCACCAGTCCTGCAAATCCGCGCGAGACGCAGCCGCATTTCTTCGAATCCCGATTCCCTGAGCTGTTAAAGCTGCTCGATACCGTTCATTGAGGTGATCGTGAGAGCACTACTGACCCCTGAAATTGCCCCGCGTATGGGGATCGTATTGTTCAGGCCTGGTTCAGAGCTGATGCCCCTGTTTATGCAGGGGCGTGTCCTGCTGGAGCCTGAGCCGGAACGTTATTCATCTTTTGCCAGTGGTGCCGTTCCGGCGGCATCACAACCACTGGCGGATGATCCTGCCGTTCGGGCCGTGTTCCGTAATGAGGCAGTGATCCGTCGTGCTGGTGGCGTGGAATGTCTTGAAAGCTGGTTACTTCGTGAAAAAGGCTGTCAGTGGCCTCATTCCGACTGGCACAGCGAGAACATGACCACAATGCGACACGCGCCGGGCGCGATCCGTCTGTGCTGGCACTGCGATAACCAGCTGCGCGATCAGTTCACGGAACGGCTGGAATCAATGGCAACGGATAACTGTGCCCGCTGGGTGTTGTCTGTTGTGCGTCGGGATCTCGGTTTTGATGACAGTCACGTTGTGACAATGCCGGAACTGTGCTGGTGGCTGGTTCGTAATGATCTGGCGGATGCCTTACCGGAAAGCGCAGCCCGTAAGGCACTGAGATTACCGAAGCCTGTTGTGCCGTCTGTCACCCGGGAAAGTGACCTTGTGCCTTCGGTTCCAGCCACCAGCATCATGCAGGATAAAGCGAAAAAGGTGCTGGCGCTGAAAGTGGAGCCGGAGTCGCCGGAGTCTTTTATGTTACGCCCCAAACGTCGCCGCTGGGTTAATGAAAAGTACACGCGCTGGGTTAAGACACAGCCGTGTGCATGTTGTGGAAAGCCTGCTGATGATCCCCACCACCTGATAGGCCACGGTCAGGGTGGAATGGGTACAAAAGCGCATGACCTTTTTGTGTTGCCTTTGTGCAGAAAGCATCACGACGAGCTGCATGCGGATACCGTGGCATTTGAAGAGAAGTATGGTTCCCAGCTGGAGCTGATATTTCGTTTTATCGATCGTGCGCTGGCAATAGGCGTACTGGCGTAAGTGGAGAACGAGCATGAACCTTGAAGCCTTACCGAAATATTACTCCCCGAAATCTCCAAAACTGAGCGATGACGCACCGGCGACAGGCTCTGGTGGTTTAACGATTACGGATGTGATGGCTGCGCAGGGGATGGTGCAGTCGAAAGCACCGCTTGGGTTTGCCTTATTCCTGGCAAAAGTTGGTGTTCAGGATCCTCAGTTTGCGATTGAAGGTCTGCTCAATTACGCGATGGCACTGGATAACCCGACATTGAATAAATTGAGTGAAGAAATCCGGCTACAGATCATTCCTTACCTTGTGAATTTTGCCTTTGCTGATTATTCCAGGTCTGCGGCAAGTAAGGCTCGCTGTGAGCATTGTGCTGGTACTGGATTTCATAATGTATTGCGCGAGGTGGTGAAACACTCCAGAAGCGGGGAATCTGTTATCAAGGAAGAGTGGGTGAAGGAACTATGTCAGCATTGTCATGGTAAGGGAGAAGTCAGCACAGCGTGCAGAGGGTGTAAGGGTAAAGGTATTGTCCTGGATGAAAAAAGGACCCGGCTTCATGGCACGCCTGTTTATAAGATTTGTGGGCGTTGCAATGGAAACCGGTTTAGCCGTTTACCAACTACACTGGCACGACGTCATGTCCAGAAGCTGGTTCCAGACCTGACTGATTATCAGTGGTACAAAGGATATGCAGACGTAATTGATAAACTAGTAACAAAGTGCTGGCAGGAAGAAGCATATGCTGAAACACAATTGAGAAAGGTGACGAGATAAGTGATTTTCGCCGAAGATGGCGACATGAAGCTTGCATTTTTCAAAAAATATGGATAAGATTTTCTCAACGATGGGCTTTGTATGTCTGCCGTTGATAATTTTCACGAACCCGCTGTTGAGCGGGTTTTTATTTACTTGTACTGAAACACATTATATAACCTCATATCAGTTAAAAAGGAGGTTGTATGATTAATGCCGTTGAGTACAGATTACCGTTAGGAAATATCTCTCCAGAGAATCTTGACGCGTTGTCAGAGCTTATCGTTAAGCATTCCGATAAATTTAATAACTATGTACTTAGTTCTATTTCTGATGATGATATTCGATATTCTTACGATTACTACAATTTTGAAATCACAGAGATAGATGAATATGGGTTTCACTTTATAGCACCATATAGCTATTATGAAGGATGCGTTGACAATAACTTCTCAGGAGAGGTTGAAGGTTATGCAGAATACGAAATTATTGATAATGAATTAGTCTTCTCTCTTGAGGAACTACCTTGGGATGTAAAATAAATATCAATAATAAAGGCCGTAACGAACGGCCTTTATTATTATAAAATCATCAATGCCTGATGAATTAGAATGTAATTTTCGAATTAATAATAAATCAACATATCATTTCACGCTCCGATTTTCTGTCGGAGGCGAAACTGCGGCTATTCATATGCACGAAAAAGAGAATCTTGCTGGAGCGTACTGGCTCGTTTTGCTGATCATCGCAGGTTGGGGCGGTCTGGTCCGCTACCTGATAGATGTGAAGCAGAGTAAAGCAACGTGGAGTTGGATAAATGCTCTGGCTCAGATAGTGGTATCAGGATTCACCGGTGTTATTGGTGGCCTGATCAGCATCGAAAGTGGATTCAGTATTTACATGATTCTCGCGACAGCGGGGATTAGTGGTGCGATGGGTTCGGTTGCACTGACGTACTTCTGGGAACGACTGACAGGGGTGAAAAATGCAAAATCTTAATCCTCAGCGTAAAGCTTTCCTCGATATGGTGGCATGGTCAGAAGGAACGGATAACGGGCGACAACCGACACGTAACCACGGTTATGATATTATTGTCGGTGGTGAACTATTCACTGATTACTCCGATCACCCTCGCAAACTTGTCACGCTAAACCCCAAACTCAAATCAACAGCTGCAGGCCGTTATCAACTTCTTTCACGCTGGTGGGATACTTACCGCAAGCAGCTTGGGCTGAAAGACTTCTCTCCAAAAAGCCAGGATGCTGTGGCATTGCAGCAGATTAAAGAGCGTGGCGCTTTACCGATGATTGATCGCGGCGATATTCGTCAGGCTATCGATCGTTGCAGCAATATCTGGGCTTCACTGCCGGGCGCTGGTTACGGTCAGTATGAACATAAAATCGGTGACCTGATTGCCCGATTCAAAGAGGCTGGCGGGGTGGTAAATGAAGTTGAGCTATAAGCTGGTTATCGCTGCATTCTTCGTTACTGTCATTGGTTCTTTTATCTGTTCAGCAAATTATTACCACAGCAAAGCCATCGAATACAAAAAGCAGCGTGATGAGAATGCTATGGCATTAGATTCGGCTATGGCGACTATCTCTGATATGCAGAAGCGTCAACGTGACGTAGCAGAACTTGACGCCAGATACACAAAGGAGCTTGCTGATGCTAACGCGACTATCGAAAGTCTCCGTGCTGATGTTTCTTCTGGGCGTAAGCGCCTGCAAGTCGCCGCCACCTGTGCAAAATCAACGACCAGAGCCAGCGGCATGGGCGATGGAGAAAGCCCAGGACTTACAGCAGATGCTGAACTCAATTATTACCGTCTCCGAAGTGGAATCGACAGGATAACCGCACAGGTTAACTACCTGCAGGAGTACATCAGGACGCAATGCCTTCGATGATAGCGATAATTTTACTCATCATCCTTCACATCAGGCCCTGTAGACAGAGTGGTGATTACTTCTGGAGTGGATTCAGATTAAACATCTCATTGCTAATGTTTGAGGTTAAGCATCTGGCGCGCGGTAAGTGGTTGCGTTGAAATAAGAGCCAGTCCATTACAAATTTCATCAAGCGTTATTGGTAAGGGTGATAATTATGAGATACCTCTTCACTAAGAGTAATCTTAAGGGTAATGTGTAACCTCACTTTTTAATACGGAGGTTGTAATGTTAGAGAATTATTTCCCTTCAGGAATAGGTGCTCAGGCTGTAACTCAAGCTCAAAAACAGAGGGTTATAGCTGTTCAAGCTGCCCTTGAATTAGTTAAGGCCTCACTTTCTTCTGCAGGTGGTCAGGCTACAAGTGCAAAATTTGAACAGGAATTAAAAGCAGCTATTGGCTTAATTGAACCATTAGCCGATGCCATTCAGAAAGCAATCAGCAAAGAATAAATAAACCACCTGCATTTTGTTTTATTTCCCAACTAACGGGTGTAATAATCTTAATGTTTCCCGTGGATAGATAAGACAATAAGTATTCACCTTCAAGATATAAACGAGCCTCGCTAATGCGAGGCTTTTTTACGCATTGTAAGCGTGCACCAAAGAGGGGATATAAATGCCACCACGAACCCCAAAAGCCTGCCGTTTTCGCGGTTGCCGCAATACCACTACTGATCCGTCAGGCTATTGCGAAAGCCACAAAAGCGAAGGCTGGAAGCAATACAAGCCAGGACAATCCCGTCATCAGCGCGGTTATGGTTCGAAGTGGGACAGTATCCGCGCGGGTGTCCTGAAGCGTGACAAAGGCCTGTGTCAGTTATGTCTGCGTGCTGGTGTGGTGCGTGAGGCGAAAACCGTTGACCACATCATCCCTAAAGCGCATGGCGGCACTGATGCCGACTGTAATCTGCAGAGTCTGTGCTGGCCGTGTCATAAGTCGAAGACGGCCCGTGAACGACTTAAGTGATAATAATTCTCAACTGTCTGAGGGGAGGGGCGGGTCAAATCCCTGTGACCTGACGTCTTCCGGACTGCCCGCCCCATCGTTTTTTTATACCCGCGAAAAATGAAATTTAACCAGGAGTGCCGCATATGGCTGGAACGGCGGGGCGTTCCGGGCGTCGCCCCAAGCCAACGGCGCGCAAGGCGCTGGCCGGAAACCCCGGCAAGCGAGCCCTGAATAAAGATGAACCTGTTTTTACGCCCATCAAAGGTGTTGAGCCACCGGAGTGGTTCGCTGAAGAAGATCTCCCTCTCGCTACGATCATGTGGCAACTGACAACTAAAGAACTCTGCGGTCAGGGCCTGCTGTGCGTGACTGACCTCGCGGTGCTTGAGCGGTGGTGCGTGGCCTACGAGTTCTGGCGACGTGCCGTGAAAAATATTGCCAGACAGGGCAATACCATCACCGGTGCAATGGGCGGTATGGTCAAAAATCCGGAGCTGACCGCCAAAAAAGAACAGGAGTCCGAGATGAGCAGTACGGGGGCAATGCTCGGACTCGACCCCAGCAGCCGCCAGCGTCTGATTGGCCTGGCGGGGAAGAAGAAAGCCACTAACCCGTTTCTGAAAATCATCGAATCATGAGCCGGAAATCTTACCCCAACGTAAATGCTGCCAATCAGTATGCCCGGGATGTCGTGCGCGGAAAGATTGTGGCCTGCCAGTTTGTGATTCAGGCCTGCCAGCGCCATCTTGATGACCTGATGGCGGAAAAAAGTAAGTCGTTTCGTTACCGCTTCGACAAGGACCTGGCTGAACGGGCCGCCAAATTTATTCAGCTGTTGCCGCACACCAAGGGTGAGTGGGCATTTAAGAGGATGCCCATCACGCTGGAGCCGTGGCAGCTCTTTGTGATCTGCTGCGCGTTTGGCTGGGTCAATAAAGGCTCCCGGCTGCGCCGCTTCCGTGAGGTGTATACCGAAATCCCCCGTAAGAACGGCAAATCGGCAATCTCTGCCGGTGTCGCCCTGTATTGTTTTGCCTGTGATAACGAGTTCGGCGCGGAAGTGTATTCCGGTGCCACGACGGAGAAACAGGCATGGGAAGTCTTTCGTCCGGCAAGACTGATGTGTAAACGCACACCCATGCTGACGGAAGCGTTCGGGATTGAGGTTAACGCCTCAAACATGAACCGTCCGGAAGATGGTGCGCGTTTTGAACCGCTGATCGGTAACCCCGGTGATGGTTCATCACCCCACTGTGCGGTGGTGGATGAATATCACGAGCACGCCACAGATGCGCTTTACACCACGATGCTTACCGGGATGGGGGCGCGACGTCAGCCACTGATGTGGGCTATCACTACCGCCGGGTACAACATTGAGGGGCCGTGCTACGACAAACGGCGGGAAGTCATCGAGATGCTCAACGGCTCGGTGCCTAACGATGAACTGTTCGGGATCATCTATACCGTTGATGAAGGTGACGACTGGACCGACCCGCAGGTGCTGGAAAAAGCCAATCCAAATATTGGCGTGTCGGTTTATCGCGAATTTTTGTTAAGTCAGCAGCAGCGTGCGAAAAATAACGCCCGTCTGGCAAACGTCTTTAAAACAAAACACCTCAATATCTGGGTGTCGGCGCGTTCGGCGTATTTCAACCTGGTGAGCTGGCAGAGCTGCGAGGATAAATCACTTACCCTTGAGCAGTTCGAGGGGCAGCCGTGCATTCTGGCCTTTGACCTGGCGCGTAAGCTGGATATGAACAGCATGGCGCGACTTTATACCCGCGAGATTGACGGTAAAACGCATTACTACAGTGTGGCCCCGCGTTTCTGGGTACCGTATGACACGGTGTACAGCGTCGAGAAAACTGAAGATCGCCGGACCGCCGAACGCTTTCAGAAATGGGTGGAAATGGGCGTCCTGACCGTTACCGATGGTGCAGAGGTGGATTATCGCTACATCCTCGAAGAGGCCAAAGCGGCGAACAAAATCAGCCCGGTCAGCGAGTCACCCATCGACCCCTTCGGGGCGACCGGGCTCTCACATGACCTTGCTGATGAAGACCTGAATCCCGTCACTATCGTCCAGAACTTCACCAATATGTCCGATCCGATGAAAGAGCTGGAAGCAGCGATTGAATCGGGACGTTTTCATCATGACGGCAATCCCATCATGACCTGGTGTATCGGCAACGTGGTCGGCAAAAACATGCCGGGTAACGATGATGTGGTGAAGCCTGTCAAGGAGCAGGCGGAAAACAAAATTGACGGTGCAGTTGCGCTGATTATGGCGGTTGGCAGAGCCATGTTGTACGAGAAAGAAGACACGCTGTCTGACCACATTGAGTCCTACGGGATCCGCTCGCTTTAACTGAGGTAATTATGATCATGCTGATTCTCGCGCCTCTGGTGGGCGTGCTGGGTGCGCTTTTGCTGGCATATGGTGCCTGGCTGATTTATCCCCCGGCGGGTTTTGTTGTTGCCGGGGCGCTGTGCCTGTTCTGGTCGTGGCTGGTGGCGCGATATCTCGATCGTACACAGTCGTCTGTCGGCGGAGGTAAATAGTGTTCTTTTCGGGATTATTTCAACGAAAAAGTGACGCACCGGTGACCACGCCAGCAGAGCTGGCGGATGCCATCGGGCTGTCGTATGACACCTATACCGGAAAGCAGATCAGCAGTCAGCGGGCCATGCGACTGACGGCGGTTTTTTCCTGCGTCAGAGTGCTGGCAGAGTCGGTCGGGATGTTGCCCTGCAATCTGTATCATCTGAACGGCAGCCTGAAGCAGAGAGCCACCGGCGAACGTCTGCATAAACTGATCTCCACGCATCCCAATGGCTATATGACGCCGCAGGAGTTCTGGGAGCTGGTGGTCACCTGTCTGTGCCTGAGGGGAAACTTTTACGCCTACAAAGTGAAAGCATTTGGCGAAGTGGCTGAACTGCTGCCCGTCGATCCCGGCTGTGTGGTACCGAAGCTTAACAGTAGCTGGGAACCGGTCTATCAGGTCACATTCCCGGATGGCTCCACGGATGTACTGAGCCAGGAGGATATCTGGCATGTGCGTACGCTGACGCTGGACGGACTGGTGGGGCTGAATCCCATCGCCTATGCCCGCGAGGCAATATCGCTGGCAGCAGCGACCGAAGAGCACGGGGCCAGACTGTTCAGCAATGGTGCGGTGACGTCCGGTGTGTTGCGTACAGAACAGACGCTGTCGGATCAGGCTTATGAGCGCCTGAAGAAAGATTTTGAGGAGCGTCACACCGGGCTTGGCAATGCTCACCGCCCGATGATCCTTGAGATGGGGCTGGACTGGAAGTCGATGGCGCTGAACGCCGAGGACAGCCAGTTCCTGGAAACCCGCAAGTTTCAGCTTGAAGAAATCTGTCGTCTGTTCCGGGTGCCGTTGCACATGGTGCAGAACACCGATCGCGCCACCTTCAACAATATCGAAGAGCTGGGGCTGGGATTTATCAACTATTCACTGGTGCCGTATCTGACCCGCATCGAACAGCGGATCAACACCGGACTGGTACGAAAAAGTAAGCAGGGCGTTTATTACGCCAAATTTAACGCCGGGGCGTTACTGCGCGGGGATATGAAGTCCCGTTTTGAAGCCTACGCCACCGGGATCAACTGGGGAATTTACTCTCCCAATGACTGCCGCGACCTGGAAGATATGAATCCGCGTCCCGGTGGTGATGTCTATCTCACACCGATGAACATGACCACGAAACCCTCCGATGGCAGTAAAGCCGGTAAGCAGAAGGATAACGCCAATGCAGACGAAACAACGTCTTGATGTACCGCTGAGTCTGAAATCTGTCAGTGACTCCGGTGAGTTTGAAGGATATGGCTCCGTCTTTGGTGTAAAGGACAGTCACGATGATGTGGTGATGTCCGGGGCATTTGCTGCGTCCCTGCGGGCGTGGAGTGACAGAAAAGCGTTACCTGCGCTGCTCTGGCAGCACCGCATGGATGAGCCCATCGGTGTTTACACCGAAATGAAGGAAGACGATGTCGGGCTTTACGTCAGGGGGCGGTTGCTCATTGATGATGATCCCCTGGCAAAACGCGCACATGCACACATGAAGGCCGGTTCGTTAACCGGCCTTTCTATTGGGTACGTCCTGAAGGACTGGGAATACGACCGGACGAAAGAAGCCTTTCTGCTGAAAGAAATCGACCTCTGGGAAGTCAGTCTGGTGACGTTTCCGTCTAACGACGAGGCGCGGATCAGCGACGTCAAGAACGCGCTGGCCCGCGGGGAAATCCCCGAACAGAAAAAAATCGAAAGAGTCCTGCGTGATGTCGGACTCTCCCGTACCCAGGCCAAAGCATTCATGGCCGGGGGCTATAGCGCACTGTCCCTGCGCGACGCTGAGGATGTGGGCTCTGCACTGAATGCACTGAAAAATCTGAACTTCTAATCAGGAGAAAGACGATGGCGGTAGATATTAAAGATGTCGAACAGGTCGCGCAGGAGCTGCAGCAGAAGTTTGACGACTTCAAGGCAAAGAACGACAAGCGCGTGGATGCGATTGAGCAGGAAAAAGGCAAGCTTGCCGGGCAGGTGGAAACTCTGAACGGGAAACTCAGCGAGCTGGAAAATCTCAAAAGCGATCTTGAAAAAGAGCTGCTTGAGCTGAAACGTCCGGCAGGTGGCGCGCAAAATAAACTGGCCACCGAGCATAAAGAAGCGTTTGTGGGCTTTTTGCGTAAAGGCCGTGAAGATGGTCTGCGCGATCTGGAGCGTAAGGCATTGCAGGTGGGCACCGATGAAGACGGTGGCTATGCCGTGCCGGAAGCGCTGGATCGCAACATTCTCACCCTGCTGAAAGATGAAGTGGTGATGCGCCAGGAAGCCACGGTGATCACCGTTGGCGGTTCCGACTACAAAAAACTGGTGAATCTGGGCGGCACGGCTTCCGGATGGGTGGGGGAAACGGATACGCGATCCCAGACTGCCACCTCCAGACTGGAGCTGATTGAACCTCTCATGGGGGAAATCTACGGCAACCCGCAGGCCACCCAGAAAATGCTGGACGATGCCTTCTTCAACGTGGAGGCCTGGATCAACAGCGAGCTGGCAACCGAATTTGCCGAACAGGAAGAAATTGCCTTTACCTCAGGCGATGGCACCAAGAAGCCGAAAGGGTTCCTGGCGTATGAATCCACTGATGAAACCGATAAGGTCCGGGCGTTCGGCAAACTTCAGCATATTGTATCCGGCGAAGCGACTGCGGTGACCGCAGACGCCATTATCAAACTGATTTACACGCTGCGTAAGGCACACCGCACTGGCGCGAAGTTCATGATGAACAACAACAGCCTGTTTGCCATCCGTCTGCTGAAAGACAGCGAGGGTAACTATCTGTGGCGTCCGGGGCTGGAGCTGGGGCAGCCGTCCTCTCTGGCGGGTTACGGTATCGCTGAAAACGAACAGATGCCGGATATCGCCGCTGATGCGAAAGCCATTGCATTTGGTAACTTCAAACGGGGTTACACCATCGTTGACCGTATCGGCACCCGCATTCTGCGTGACCCGTACACCAATAAACCGTTTGTCGGTTTTTATACCACCAAACGCACCGGCGGCATGCTGGTCGATTCGCAGGCCATCAAACTGCTGAAGATTGCAGTGGCGTAATCACTCAGGGGCGCGGAACCGCGCCCCTGTTCTGACGGGTGAAGAATCATGATCCTGAAACAAGATCTGAAATGGTCACCGGACGGTATGCGTGTTGAGGTCATTCGGGCCGGTGAGTATGACGACGGGGCGCTTCCTGCCCGGGTGCAGGAGATTGCACTTCAGGCCGGGTTAGCAGAGCGCGGAACCAGTGCAAAAAGCAGTAAAGCGACAAAAGAGAAAAAAGCCACGACCAGTAAAGAGGGCTGAGTATGCTTCTGACAATGGAAGAGATTAAAGCCCAACTCCGGCTGGATGAGGATTTCGATGCTGATGACCGCCATCTGCAACTGCTGGCCTGTGCGGCGCAAAAGCGGACGGAAACGTATCTGAACCGGAAGCTCTATGCACCGGATGAATCCATTCCGGACAGCGATCCGGACGGGCTGCACCTGCCGGATGATATTCGTCTGGGGATGCTGATGCTTATCAGCCATTTTTACGAAAACCGCTCGTCGGTTACGGAAGGGGAAAAACTCGACATGCCGCAGAGTTTTGGCTGGCTTGTCGGCCCGTACAGGTACTTTCCGCAATGAAAATTCGTCAGGCGCAGACCAGCGCAACCTACATTCTGCCGGACCCCGGTGAACTGAATAAACGCGTCCTGATCCGCCTGCGGGTGGATGTGCCTGCGGATAACTTTGGCGTGGAGCCTCAATACCCGGTTACGTTCCGGACATGGGCGAAGGTTATCCAGACCAGTGTCACCACCTGGCAGGAAACCGCGCAGACCGGGGACGCCATCACCCATTACATCACCATTCGTTATCGCCGGGGGATCACCGCTGATTATGAGGTGGTCTGCGGTGACAGTGTGTACCGGGTGAAACGTCAGCGCGATCTGAACGGGGCGCGGCGCTTTCTGCTGCTGGAGTGTACGGAGCTGGGCGAATGTAGGCAGAGTCACGGAGGCAACAATGACGACTTCCTTTTTGCACGTTGATTTTCAGCAGCCCGCGGAGATGCGCTTTAACCGCGCCCGTGTCCGGCGGGCGTTTGTCACGATTGGGCAGCGTCATATGCGTGATGCCCGTCGGCTGGTGATGCGCCGTGCGCGGTCGGCACCGGGTGAAAACCCCGGTTATCAGACCGGACGCCTGGCTCGTTCGATTGGTTACATGGTACCCAGAGCCAGTAAAAAGCGAGCCGGTTTTATGACACGCATTGCCCCTAACCAGCACAACGGGAAGGGGAACCGGATGATCTCTGGTGACTTCTATCCGGCGTTTCTGTTTTTTGGTGTCCGGGGAGGAGCAAAACGTTGTCGTAGTCATCATCGTGGTGCATCCGGTGGCAGCGGCTGGCGACTGGCTCCACGTAATAACTTCATGGTGGAAACGCTTGAAAAGAACCGCAGCTGGACACGCTATTTTCTGGCGCGGGAATTGCGTAAATCACTGAAGCCGGAGCGACGACACAGATGAAACTGACTCCTGTTATTGCTGCGCTGCGTGCCCGCTGTCCGTATTTTGAAAACCGGGTGGCAGGCGCGGCCCAGTTCAAAAATCTGCCGGAGGTCGGAAAGCTGAAGCTCCCGGCGGCATATGTGGTACCGGGTGATGACTCTCCGGGAGAAAACAAAAGCCAGACCGACTACTGGCAGGAGCTGAAAGAGGGCTTCTCCGTGGTTGTCATACTGAGTAACGGGCGTGATGAGCGCGGTCAGTTTGCCTCGTATGATGTGGTGGACGATGTCCGGCAGATGCTCTTTAAGGCTCTGCTGGGCTGGAACCCGGAGGCGTGCGGTAACCCGATTACCTATGACGGCGGCACGCTGCTGGATCTGAATCGTCATGAGCTGATTTATCAGTTCGATTTTTCGGTCATCAGCGAGCTGACCGAAGACGATACCCGCCAGCAGGATGACCTGAACAGTCTGGATGAACTGCGAACGCTGGCGATTGATGTTGATTATCTCGAGCCCGGTAACGGGCCTGACGGCGATATCGAACATCACACCGAAATAACCCTTCCTTCCTGAGGATCCTCATGTTTGTCAAACCTGTTAAAGGGCGGTCAGTTCCTGACCCTGCCCGCGGCGACCTTTTGCCCGCCGAAGGGCGAAATGTTGACGAGAACAACTACTGGCTGCGCCGTGAAGCAGCGGGTGATATCCGGCGCGTGAATAAAAAGGTGAATACCGATGACGATAAGCTTTAACACCATTCCGTCGAATACGCTGGTTCCGTTGTTTTATGCGGAAATGGATAACCAGGCGGCGAATACTGCACAGGACAGCGGAGCATCGCTGCTGATTGGTCATGCCAATAACGGTGCAGAGATTGTTGCCAACAGTCTGGTACTGATGCCGTCGGCAGACTATGCACGCCAGATTTGTGGTGCGGGAAGTCAGCTGGCGCGTATGGTCGAGGCTTATCGCCAGACTGACCCGTTTGGCGAGCTGTATGTGATTGCCGTTCCTGAATCCACAGGCGCGGCGGCAACGGTTACGCTGACGGTGACCGGGGCGGCAACCGAAACCGGCACGGTGAATGTGTATGTGGGACGTACCCGCGTGCAGGCACCGGTGACTAACGGCGATAACGTCACGATGATTGCCAGCAGTATCCAGGATGCCATCAATGCCGTTCCGGCCCTGCCGTTTACGGCTTCATCTTCGGCAGGCGTGGTCACACTGACCGCGCGTCATAAGGGGCTTTGCGGGAATGAAATTCCTGTCAGCCTCAATTACTACGGCTTTGGTGGGGGCGAAGTGCTGCCAGCGGGCGTACAGATTGCCGTGGCGACGGGTACCGCCGGAACGGGTGCTCCGGTTCTCACCGGCGCGGTGGCTGCAATGGCGGATGAGCCGTTTGATTATATTGGCCTGCCGTTCAACGACACGGCCTCCGTTAACACGCTGGTGACCGAGATGAACGATACCAGCGGTCGCTGGAGCTATGCGCGTCAGCTGTATGGTCATGTGTATACGGCAAAGACCGGCACGCTGTCAGAACTGGTGACCGCAGGTGACCAGTTTAACCAGCAGCACATTACCCTGGCGGGGTACGAAAAAGACACCCAGACGCCTGCCGACGAGCTGGCGGCAAGCCGTACCGCCCGCGCAGCGGTGTTTATCCGCAACGATCCGGCACGTCCCACGCAGACCGGTGAGCTGGTGGGTATGCTGCCTGCGCCGAAGGGGAAACGGTTCACGATGACCGAACAACAGACCCTGCTGTCTCATGGCGTGGCAACGGCGTATGTCGAAAGCGGGGTACTGCGCATTCAGCGTGATGTCACCACGTACAGGAAAAACGCTTACGGGGTTGCGGATAACAGCTACCTCGACAGCGAGACGCTGCATACCAGTGCGTATGTACTGCGCAAACTGAAATCCGTCATTACCAGTAAGTACGGGCGTCACAAGCTTGCCTGTGACGGTACCCGCTTTGGTCCCGGTCAGGCGATTGTCACCCCGGCGGTGATCAAAGGGGAACTGCTGGCAACCTACCGTCAGCTTGAGCGTGCGGGGATCGTGGAAAACTACGAACTGTTCAAGCAGTACCTGGTTGTGGAGCGTGATGCCAGCGATCCGAACCGCCTGAACACGCTGTTCCCGCCTGACTATGTTAACCAGTTGCGTGTCTTTGCCGTGGTTAACCAGTTCCGTCTTCAGTATTCAGAGGAGTCCGCATAATGGCCCGTATCGGGGGAACCTGTTATTTCAAAATTGACGGTCAGCAGCTATCGCTGACCGGCGGCATTGAGGTGCCCATGAACAGGACGGTCAATGATGACATCATCGGCCTGGACGGTTCAGTGGACCGCAAGGAAACTCACCGTGCGCCTTATGTCAAAGGGACCTTCAAGGTGCCGAAGAATTTTCCGGTGAGCAAAATCACCTCGTCTGATGAGATGACCATCACTGCCGAGCTGGCGAACGGTCAGGTCTATGTACTGTCGTCTGCCTGGCTGCACGGCGAAGCGAACCATAATGCCGAAGAAGGCACGGTCGATCTTGAGTTCCACGGTGAAGAAGGGGATTACCAGTAATGAAAGAGCTTGAGTTAAAAAAACCGATTACCGCTCATGGCGAGACACTCTCCGTACTGGAGTTTGATGAGCCCACCGGGAAAGATGTCCGCGAGCTGGGGTATCCCTACCAGATGAATCAGGATGAGTCCGTCAGACTTCTGGCGCATGTGGTATCGAAATATATTGTGCGGCTGGCGAAAGTGCCGCAAAGCTCTGTCGACCAGATGTCTCCGGCAGACCTGAATGCAGCGGCGTGGCTTGTGGCTGGTTTTTTCCTCCAGGCCTGACGGCTGAATACCTCACTGATCGCTTCTTTGACTGCGCCAGCTACTGGCGCATTAATCCCTTCGAATTGCTGAATATGCCGATCAGTGAAATTCCCTTGCTGGTCAGTCAGGCAAACAGGATAGAGCAGGAGAAACGCACACATGGCTGAATTTGAGCTTAAGGCGTTGATCACCGGTGTCGACAGGCTTTCTCCCGCGCTGTCGAAAATGCAAAAGAAAATCCGGGGATTTAAACGCCAGGCGGAAGAAGCGTCACAGGGTGGGCTGGCGCTTGGTGGCGGACTGGCAGCGGGGCTGACGCTTTCCCTGAAATCTTATGCCGATCAGGAAAACGCCGCCACCGGGCTGAAAGTCGCCATGATGGATGCGAACGGCGAGGTTGGAAAGAGCTTTCAGGACATCAATAAACTGGCTATTGGCCTGGGTAACCAGCTACCCGGTACAACGGCTGATTTCCAGAACATGATGCAGATGCTGGTGCGTCAGGGGATCCCGGCAGAAAACATTCTGGGTGGTGTGGGTAAAGCGACAGCTTATCTTGCGGTACAACTGAAAAAAACACCGGAAGCGGCTGCTGAGTTTGCTGCAAAGATGCAGGATGCTACCGGAACGGCGTCAGAAGACATGATGGGGCTGTTCGACACTATCCAGAAGGCGTTTTATCTGGGCGTTGACGATACCAACATGTTGTCCTTCTTCACTAAAACCAGTTCTGTTCTGAAGATGGTGAACAAGGATGGTCTTCAGGCTGCGCAGAGCCTTGCCCCCATCAGCGTCATGATGGATCAGATGGGGATGAACGGGGAGTCGGCAGGTAATGCCCTGCGAAAAGTTATCCAGTCCGGATTAAGCGTTAAGAAAATCAGGGACGTTAATAAAGTTATGGCCCGCCAGAAACTCGGGGTACAGCTCGATTTTACTGACGGCAAAGGAAGTTTTGGCGGTCTTGATAACATGTTCAGGCAACTGGCAAAGCTGCGAAAACTGACCGACGTTAAGCGAACAGGTGTACTTAAGGCAATATTTGGTGATGATGCCGAAACCCTTCAGGTGGTCAATGCACTAATCGATAAAGGAAAGGATGGCTACGATCAGATCCAGCAGAAGATGAATAAACAGGCCAGCCTGAATAAACGTGTTCAGGCACAGCTTGGTACGCTGTCCAACCTGTGGGAGGCAATGACAGGGACCGCAACTAACGGCCTTGCGGCTATTGGCGGCGCATTTTCTGGTGACGCTAAAAATATCACACAATGGCTGGGGGAGTTGGGGGAGAAATTCACGAAGTTTGCGGATGAAAATCCCCGGGTTATTCGCGGCGTCGTCGGGCTTGCTGCCGGTCTTGCGATTCTGAAACTGGGATTGATGGGCGTGGGCAGTGCCATCAGTATTGTCAGCAGGATTATGTCGATGACGCCGATTGGCATGATTGCGACGGCGATTGCTCTGGCTGCGGGATTAATTATCACTAACTGGGATGTTGTCGGACCTTATTTCAAGAAGCTCTGGGAAACCATTGGTCCTTATTTTGAGGCAGGTTGGGAACTTCTGAAGAAGGTTTTTGCCTGGTCGCCGCTGGGGATGGTGATCAATAACTGGGGACCGGTTGTTAAGTGGTTTCAGGATATGTGGGACAAGCTGAAGCCAATTATTGAGTGGTTTACCGACAGTTCCGGTGACACGGTCGATGCCATTAACTCTGCGCAGTGGGGCGCGGGTGCTTATGATGCTTATGGGACGGGAATACCGGCGCGGGGATACACACCTTATCCGGCGGTGGATCCGGCTCAGTCAAACAACGCCTCCGATGCCACAGGCTCGAATCCCTTCATGATTAACAAAGCTTCTGTGCCAAAAGTTGATGGTGAGATCAAGGTATCTTTTGTGAATTCGCCTCCGGGTATGCGGGTTATGGAAACGCGATCCAGCGGTTTTGATGTCAGCCATGATGTTGGCTATACGCGGTTCAGGTAGTGTACAAAATGATTAATGTGTTTTTGTCTGGCATAATTTGGGTTTTCAGCTTTAAGTAGTTAATATAATCATTCCTTACAAATGATTGAAGGGATGATTATGCGTATCTTTGTTTTTTTATATCTGCACTTTTATCTTTTAACTTGGCTGCGGAAGAGTGTAAGTTCAGCTTTAATGAGTCAGAATTAATCTCTTCTATAGGTATTGCACCAGTTAAGCAAGAGATAATAAAGGATGAAGGAATAACTAAGCGGCAATATGAATTCAGAAGAGAATTATCTTCTGAAGAAATGCTTAGTGATGACGCTGATGAAAAATATGAGCCGCAGTTTTATATATCTGTTTATAATCCATCATGCCCACAAAAGGTTATTGTTTGGTTTTTCAAAGACAATAAAAACACAATGGATTTAAGTAATGATCAAGTATTTAACTGGTGTTAATGAAAGTATTTTTGAAAATAAAATGAAAAAGTTTTTAAAGGTACAGTCATTTGAATCTTTTGATGAAAGGACAGATTCTAAATTTATAAAGAGTGGTGATATTTATTCCATTGATGTTCAACTCAGATAGTAATTAAAAATATTAGGTTCCCGCCACATCTTCTGCGATGTAAATAACTGACAAAGCAGATTTGGCGGGTTTTTTGTATCCGGAGTTTATATGACGTGGAAAGACAGGCTTCAGGATGCGTCATTTCGCGGCGTACCGTTTAAGGTTGAAGAAGAAAGTGCGGGAACCGGTCGCCGTGTGGAAACACACGAATATCCGAACCGCGACAAGCCCTATACCGAAGATCTGGGAAAAGTCACTTTCCGCCCGTCCATCACAGCTTATGTGGTGGGAGATGACTGCTTTGACCAGCGCGATCGCCTGATTGAAGCGCTGAATAAACCCGGTCCCGGCACGCTTGTCCACCCGACATATGGTGAGCTGAAAGTCTGTGTTGACGGGGAAGTTCGGGTCAGCACATCGAAAAGTGAAGGGCGTATTGTCCGCTTTGACCTGAAGTTTGTCGAAGCAGGAGAACTCTCTTACCCCACATCAGGTGCGGCGACGGCGCAGACGCTGATGTCATCCTGTTCTGCACTGGATGACTGCATCAGTGACAGCTTCAGCGGTTTCAGTATCGATGGTGTGGCGGATTTCGTGCAGAACGACGTTATCGGTAATGCCAGCATAATGCTGGGGTATGTTTCTGATGCGATGAAAGTGGTGGATTCTGCCGTATCGGATGCCGCCAGGCTGTTGCAGGGGGATATCTCGGTACTTCTGCCGCCGCCATCGTCAGGCAAAAATTTCGTTGAGCAGGTGCAGAAAATGTGGCGTACCGGGAAACGCCTTTATGGTAACGCCAGCGACCTGGTCACCATGATCAAAACGCTTTCCGGTGTCAGCCTCGGCAGCGATCTGCAACCGCGCGGCGTCTGGAAAACGGACAGTAAAACCACCGCCACGGCGACGCAGCAGCGTAACGTGGTTGCCAGCACCCTTCGTACGACCGCAATCAGCGAAGCGGCGTATGCCGTCACCCGATTGCCTGCGCCAACAACTTCCGCGGTGATGCAGAATTCCGCAGTGGGGCAGGCAACAACACCCGCGCAGAGCACTGGCTGGCCTTCCGTCACGCATCCGGCACTGAACAATGCACCGGCGGTGAAAAACACGGTTGACCTGCCAACGTGGGAAGAGCTGACTGACATTCGCGACACACTGAATACGGCAATTGATAAGGAGTTGTCCCGTACAACCAGTGATGCGCTGTTTCTGGCACTGCGCCGGGTGAAAGCAGATCTGAATGCGGATATCAACACGCGCCTTGAACAGTCTGCACGGATCATTCAGCGCACGCCGGATGAGGTCTTACCCGCGCTGGTGCTGGCGGCGACCTGGTTTGATAACGCGGCGCGTGACGCGGACATTATCCGGCGTAATGCCATTACGCATCCCGGCTTTGTGCCGGTGATCCCTCTGAAGGTGCCAGTGCAATGAACGATAACGTCACGCTACGGGTAAATGGCCGGGAGTGGAATGGCTGGACATCGGTGCGCATCGGTGCCGGTATTGAACGGCTGGCGCGGGATTTCAGCGTGGAGATCACCCGCCAGTGGCCGGGAGATGAGGGTATCACCACGCTTCAGCCGCGCATTAAAAACGGTTCAAAAGTGGAAGTGCTGATTGGTGATGAGCTGGTGATCACCGGCTGGGTGGAGGCGACCCCCGTTCGTTACGATGCCCGTTCGGTCAGCACCGGTATTGCCGGACGTAGTCTGACTGCTGACCTGATTGACTGTGCAGCCGAACCGACACAGTTTAACGGACGATCGCTGGTACAGATTGCGCAGGCGCTTGCTGCGCCTTTCGGCATTGAGGTGGTGAACAGCGATGCGCCGTCGGGTGTTATTCCGGATGTCCAGCCTGATCACGGTGAAACGGTGATCGAGGTGATCAACAAAATACTCGGTCAGCAGCAGGCGCTGGCTTATGACGACCCGCACGGCAGGCTGGTGATTGGTGGTATTGGCTCAACGCGGGCACATACCGCGCTGGTACTTGGGGAAAACATCCTTTCCTGTGATACGGAGAAGAGTATCCGGGAGCGGTTTTCAGTTTACCAGGTGGCGGGGCAGCGTGCCGGAAACGACGATGATTTCGGTGAGGCCACCACCACCGCGCTGCGGGCCCGCACAGAGGACGCATTTATTGCCCGTTACCGTCCGATGTATATCAGGCAGACAGGGCAGGCTACGGGGGCAGGCTGTATTGCCCGTGCGGACTTTGAAGCCCGACAACGGGCGGCGCGGACGGATGAAACCACCTATGTGGTGCAGGGCTGGCGACAGGGTAACGGTACGCTGTGGCAGCCCAACCAGCGGGTGATTGTCTTTGATCCGGTCTGTGGTTTCGACAATACCGAACTGCTTGTTTCGGAAGTCACGTTTACTCAGGACCAGAACGGCACCCTGACGGAAATCCGTGTCGGCCCGCCTGATGCTTATCTGCCTGAACCCGAAGCCCCCGGCGCGCGGAAAAAGAAAAAAGCCAGAGTACAGGAGGACCCGTTCTGATGAGGACGATTGAAGCCATGCAGCGACAACTCCTCGGCCTGATTGGGCGGGCCGTGGTGAAAAGCATCAGTGCCGCCACGAAATGTCAGACCGTGGATGTGTCCCTGATTGCCGGTGAACCCAAAGCCGGGGTTGAACATCTTGAACCCTACGGTTTTACCGCAAGGGCAAACAGCGGTGCGGAAGCGGTGGTGTTGTTTCCGGATGGAGACCGTTCTCATGCGGTGGTTGTTACGGTGTCGGACCGTCGCTACCGCCTGAAAGGGCTGCAGACTGGGGAGGTGGCTGTCTATGACGATCAGGGGCAGTCCGTGACGCTGACCCGGGAGGGGATCGTGGTGGACGGTGCAGGTAAAACGATCACGTTTCGCAATGCGCCTAAGGCACGTTTTGAAATGGACCTGGAAGTGACAGGACAGGTGAAAGACCTGTGCGACTCCAGCGGCACCACCATGTCAGCGATGCGGCTTGCCTATAACGGGCATCGTCACAGAGAGAACGGTCAGGGCAGTAACACCGACAAACCTGATAAAGCGATGGAGGCATGATGGAACTGTGGCTGACGGTGAACGGTAAACGCACCTGCGCCAGCGCACCGCTGGATCCGCTGACCCGCGCCGTGGTGATTTCCCTGTTTACCTGGCGGCGGGCGGAGCCTGATGACAACGCCGGCGTCCCGATGGGATGGTGGGGGGATACCTGGCCTGCGGTACAGAATGACCGTTACGGCTCCCGACTGTGGCTGCTTCAGCGCAGCAAACTGACCAATCAGCTGGTGCAGACGGTAAGGGGGTATATCCGCGAATGCCTGCAATGGATGATTGATGACGGCGTGGTGTCCCGTATTGATCTGGATATCCGCCGCACCGGGATTAATGAACTGGGTAACAGTATCACTCTCTGGCGTCGTGACGGACCGGTAATGATTTCTTTTGATGATCTGTGGAGTGCGATAACGCATGGCGGACAGTGAATTTCAGCGCCCGACGCTGGCAGAAAATATCAGTATGCTCCGTAACGATTTATTCGCCAGGCTGGACGTCAGCGACACGCTCCGGCGCATGGATGAAGACGTGCGGGCAAAGGTGTATGCGGCGGCGCTGCATACGGTTTACGGTTACATCGATTATCTGGCAATGAACATGCTGCCTGACCTGTGCGATGAGTCCTGGCTGGCGCGACATGCTGCGATGAAACGGTGTCCGCGCAAGGGAGCCACGGCTGCCAGTGGGTATATGCGCTGGGAAGGTGTCAGCGATGGCCTGAAGGTGACCGCCGGGAGTGTTATTCAGCGCGATGACCTGGTGCAGTACACGTCAACTGACGATGCAACCAGCTCCGGTGGTGTCCTGCGCGTGCCGATCGCCTGCTCAAGTGCAGGTGCGGTCGGTAACGCTGACGACGGTACGGCATTAATCCTGGTCACGCCGGTGAATGGTCTGCCGTCTTCCGGTGTGGCTGACACCCTGACAGGCGGATTTGATACTGAAGAGCTGGAAACGTGGCGCGCCCGCGTCATTGAGCGGTATTACTGGACGCCGCAGGGCGGGGCTGACGGGGACTATGTTGTCTGGGCCAAAGAAGTGCCCGGCATTACCCGCGCATGGACATACCGTCACTGGATGGGAACGGGAACTGTCGGTGTGATGATTGCCAGCAGTGACCTGATTAATCCCATTCCGGAAGAATCAACGGAAACGGCGGCAAGACAACATATCGAGCCACTGGCCCCGGTGGCAGGCTCTGATTTGTATGTGTTCAGGCCGGTGGCACATACGGTGGATTTTCATATCCGTGTGACGCCGGACACACCGGAAATACGGGCTGCCATCACCGCGGAGTTGCGTTCGTTCCTGCTGCGTGATGGTTATCCGCAGGGAGAACTGAAGGTATCGCGTATCAGTGAGGCGATTTCCGGTGCGAACGGGGAATACAGCCATCAGTTGCTTGCACCGGCAGACAATATCTCCATTGCAAAAAATGAACTGGCGGTACTGGGGACGATTTCATGGACGTGACAAACGATGATTACATCCGTCTGTTGTCGGCACTGTTGCCCCCCGGTCCGGCGTGGTCAGCCAGCGATCCGGCGATTGCCGGTGCGGCACCGTCATTAACCCGCGTTCATCAGCGTGCGGATGCCCTGATGCGGGAGCTGGATCCGCGCACCACCACTGAACTGATAAACCGCTGGGAGCGTCTGTGCGGTCTGCCGGATGAATGTATTCTCGCAGGGACACAGATCCTTCGCCAGCGTCAGCAACGGCTGGATGCGAAGGTTAACCTGGCGGGCGGCATCAACGAGAATTTTTATCTTGCACAGCTTGCTGCCCTGGGCAGACCAGATGCCACCATCACGCGATACGACAAAAGCACGTTCACCTGCTCATCGGCCTGTACTGACGCTGTGAACGCGCCTGAATGGCGGTATTACTGGCAGGTCAACATGCCAGCCGCCACCAACACCACCTGGATGACATGTGGCGATCCCTGTGATTCCGCACTGCGTATCTGGGGCGACACAGTTGTCGAATGTGTGCTTAACAAACTCTGCCCGTCGCATACCTACGTAATTTTTAAATATCCGGAGTAATCCATGCATCGTATAGACACGAAAACCGCGCAGAAGGATAAGTTCGGCGCGGGTAAGAACGGTTTTACCCGTGGTAACCCCCAGACCGGCACGCCTGCCACCGATCTGGATGATGACTACTTTGACATGTTGCAGGAGGAGCTTTGCAGCGTTGTGGAGGCGTCCGGTGCCAGCCTGGAGAAGGGGCGGCACGACCAGCTACTTACCGCGCTTCGCGCGCTGCTGTTAAGCCGCAAGAATCCGTTTGGCGATATCAAATCGGATGGCACGGTGAAAACGGCTCTCGAAAACCTTGGTTTGGGAGAA